CGACAGCTCATGGATGGTGGTTAGCAGCTAGACGAAGGCAAGGTAGAAGTGCATTGGAGCGAGATGCTCTCAGTGCTCAGCTATTAGAGGCATCGTATGTTGTGCCTCCCAAATCAGTCGAAGGAGTGTGGATGTATGGTATAGACTTAGCTAAAGCAAGGGAACAGGGTCTTGACTTACCAGATGAGTTACACACAAAAACAATCACGTTCAAGTTATAAGGAGGTAACATGTTTGAGATATCTAAAGATTTCGAATTCAGTGCAGCGCATCAGATTCCTGGCCATCCTAAATGTGGTCGAATGCATGGCCATAACTACAAAGTAACTGTAGTCATTTGGACCGATGAACTTACCGAAGGGATGGTAATTGATTACGCTCTTCTCAAAGAGCTGGTGAAGCCGATCATCGATGAGATGGATCACAAGTATTTGTGTGGTACGGAGAATCAGTCTTATACTTCCCTCTCAGAGTCGATTCAGTTACCAATTCCTATCACGACTGGTGAGTTGCTGGCTAAATACATTCACAATCGTTTGTACGACCAGATGCCATCCGGCTTACATATTGGTTGCATCAAGGTCTGTGAGACTCCTAACACAAGCGCAACATACTATCCCGACTCTGAGGAGGAAGAATGAAAGCAGTAGTTCTATTGTCTGGTGGTTTGGATTCAATGACCACAATGGCTGTTGCAGCTAATCTCGGTTCTGAGAACATCGTTGCTGTGTCGTTCAGATATGGTTCAGTCCATAACGAACGTGAGCTCAAGGCTGCCGCTGAGATAGTCAAGCACTATCAACGCTTTATTGGTGTCGAGCACATTGTCCATGAAACACAGAAAGAGCTGTTCATGGGTAGTGGCTCAGCGTTGATGGGTGAGATTCCTGTGCCTGACTTATCGTATCAAGAAGCACACGATAGTGTAGGTGCTCAGCCAACTGTAGTACCTTTTCGCAATGCTTATTTCCTGAGCATCGGAACTATTTTAGCCTTGACTCACGATTGCGACAAGATTTTCGCAGGTGTTCATGGCGATGACGCTCATAATGGTGCTTACCCTGATTGCACGCCTGAATTCGTTCATGCAATGCAAGAGGCTATCTATTATGGTAGCGACAGGAAGGTTCAGTTCGAAGCTCCTTTCAACGGGCATACGAAAGGTGATGTCGTTAGAATGGCAGCCAATCTTGGAGTGCCTTTACAGATGTCATACTCCTGTTATAACGGTCGTGATGTGATGTGTGGTCATTGCGCTACATGTCAAGAACGTATTCATGCATTCAATGCAGCCGGGTGGAGAGATCCGTCTGAGTACGAACAAGCACCTACCCAAGATAGCACTCTCAGATTGTGGGGTTCACGATGAGCAACTCCGACAATCGCGTAGAGAAAGTCTTGGAAGATCGTCGTCAGCAATATGGTGATGCATGGACACAGACAGCTTTGATGATATTGCCTGTGAAAGCCGCATTTGACCACATGATGGAAGTGTGTCCGAGATATGTAAATGCTTGGTGGACTATCTTATCAAAGTTAGTTCGTCTGCTTTACAATCCAACACACTATGACAGCTGGTTAGATATAGCCGGTTACGCAACATTGGTTTGCCGTGATTTAGAAGGCTCTCAACCTTCTAATGAAGTTGGCCCTGGATTACGTACAGTGAAAGGTCGAGAGCAATGAGAATCAATGAGATATTCACTACGATGCAAGGTGAAGGTTACTGGGCTGGTAGGCCTGCTACGTTTATTCGCTTACAGGGATGTCCAGTAGGATGTCCTTGGTGCGATACTAAATACACGTGGCAAGATGGTGGCGAGAATACCTCCATTGAAGACATCATGAAGCAAGTACCTGCACGACCCACTCATGTTGTTATCACAGGTGGAGAGCCTACGTTACAGCCATTGGATGAATTGATTCTTGCCTTACGTGCGGCAGGTCATTACATTCAGTTAGAAACGTCTGGCTTCCAGGATCTGTTGGGTAAGGAAGTTCCTGACTGGGTTACGTGGAGTCCTAAACCTAACTTGATGTATATCGGTGCAGCAGATATCTCTGAACGCTGTAACGAAATCAAATGGGTCATCGATGATGTCGTTGGCTTCGATGCCATCAACAGTACAGTCAGAGCTCGTGAGAAGTTTGGTCTGGTGAATGTAACGCTCATGCCAGAAGGAACTCCGCCTTCACAGGGCCATCAGAAAACCGCTTATGATTGGGTAATGAAATTGCAAGCCATCGTTGAAAGTCCAGTCTGCTATTCCGGGAGGCTTCAGTGGCAACTAAAGATCAAGTAGAGACTCTTACCAATCTTCTCATTCAATCGTTCGGAGCAACTGATTGGTATGATGATAGTCCTGCTAAAACAGCTGAACGAGTCCTGAGAGCCTGGGCTGAGTTCAAACCAGAACCTTTACCTGACTTCGAGTTTACAGCGTTTCCAGCTGTAGCGAATCAGCTTATCGTCGTCAGAGATATCCAATTCAGTTCGCTATGCGCACATCATCTGTTTCCATACTATGGTGTTGCTCACGTAGGATATATTCCTAACGAGTTGATGATTGGCTTATCGAAGATTCCTCGCTTAGTGAAATGGAAAGCCAAGCGGCCGAGTACTCAAGAAGCGCTCACCAAGAATGTAGCGTCAGAGCTCAAGCACAGACTTGCAGCGATGGGTGTTGCAGTTGTAATCGAAGCAAGACATACATGTATGGCTTGTAGAGGTGTTGAGGCTCACGATGCGTCAATGGCAACGTCTGAGATGCGTGGTGTATTCTTGACTTCGAGTGAAGCACGTCAAGAGTTCTTATCTCTTATCAACAAGAAAGGAGTATGATGAAATTCTCGCCTATATCACCTACACTGAACGCCAGTGAAGTTATGGGCATGTCGTCATACCATCTTATCTTGGCTAATGAAGTTGCCAAGCAGCCTGAAGAATGGGAACGTATCTGTTATCGATGGCGATTGCGAGGTGACTTCATTATCATTGACAATGGAACTGTCGAAGAAGGTATGATGGACTTACGTAAGATAATTGACTATGCCGAGATGACTGGTGCTGATGAGATTATCTTACCTGACGTACTTGGTGACTCAGAGAAAACGTTGCAATTGCTGTACGATAATCTGAGTATCATCTCACTCATTCCAATACGACGGAGAATGGTCGTAGCACAGGGCAAAGATCGAGATGAATGGACTAACTGTTTACATAAGATACCTGTTGCATTTTCTTCGTTAGGCTTTCCAAAGCGAATGATGGGTGCGAAACCTGGTGAGAGAGCTTTTATGATAAAGGAATTGTTGCAACGCGACATGACTAATATCAACTTCCATCTGTTAGGTATTCTTGGAGATCCTCTGACAGACCTTCGATCATTTCAAGGAATAGGTTGGCGCGTTCGAGGCATTGATAGTGCAGCTCCAGTTGCTTGGGCTCAACATGATTCATGGCTCGATCAAGACCCTGGTCCATATTCAGTGGACCTTGATAAGCCGGTTCGACAGTCTCGTGAGATGTTTGCAAAAGCGATGGTGACGAACTTGCAGAATGTAGTGGTGAAGTTATGATAGATGAGAGTAAGATGCTAGGATGTGAAGGATGCCCCTTATACGGGCATCCACATATTTCTCCTTCAGGATCTTTTGACGCTCCATTGGTTGTAATAGGAGAAGCTCCTGGTGCTGAAGAAGCTAAGGCAGGTATTCCTTTTGTTGGTCAGAGCGGACAGATTCTAGATGCCTTGCTTCGTGCAGAAGGATTCGATCCTGCTAACACATTTCGAACAAACGTCGTTATGTGTAGACCTCCTGGTAATAGAGAACCAACACCTGAAGAGATTCAATGTTGTCATGACAGGTTAGTATCGGAGTTGCAGGAGACAACGGGCACTATCTTGGTGCTAGGTAAAGTGGCTCGAGAAGCATTGCCGGGTTTGCCTCTACATGGAAGAAAGGTAGTCGAGGGTTATCATCCAGCGTATGTGATGAGGAAGCCGTCAGCATTTGGCGATTTACGTAACTCAATTCGAGCTGCTGTGAATAGCAATAAAAAGGTAACTCCTCCACTCGTAAACATTCCTATCGGCGTGAAAGAATTGCAAGAAGCTCTTGATGCATGTCCAGATGGAGTGATGGTTGCTTTCGACTTAGAGACAGACAATGTCAACTGGTATGATAAACCAGCAGAGAGTCGTGCTCCAGTATTGTGCATGCAGTTGTGTTGGGATGTTCGATATGCAACAGTAATCAATGACGAACTGCTTTACGATTATCCAGAAGTAGTTCCGATGTTACAAAGGTTCTTTCAGCGAGTTAGAACGTGCGGACACAATGCAAAGTTTGATGCTGTGTTCTTGAAGTCAGCTTTCGACATAGACGTTCATATCGACTTCGATACAATGCTTGCTCATCATGCTCTAGATGAAAACAGTATGCATGGCTTGAAAGAGCTTGCTAAGACGTTGTTAGGTATGGATGACTGGGAGATTGAAATCAAACAGTATCTACGTAACAAGAACGATATGTACTCGCAGATACCTTTTGATAAGTTAGCTGTGTATGGCGCAATGGATGTTGCTGTAACACTTACATTCCAGAAGATGTTCGAGAAGCAGCTCAAGGAACAAGGTCTCTACGAAACACCTTTCATGATGATAACCATACCAGCAGAGAATGCTATGGTGAAAGTTGAATTACATGGTATCATGACTGATACAGCTTATCTTGAGGAATGCGGTAGGTCAATGCAAACAGAGATAGATGAGCTAGCAGGCAAAGCACGTGAAGTAGTTGGAATGCCTAACTTGAATCTGAACTCTCCGCCACAGCTAGTGCCTGTGCTTTACGAGAAGCTCGGCTTACCAACACAGTATGACCGTAAGACAAAGAAACCAACTACAGCACACGAAGCTTTGGTAGCTCTTGAAGGTAAACATCCATTCGTGGATCTGTTACAGAAGCATAGGCGTGTAGCTAAAATCAAGTCATCATATGTTGACAACCTGGTTGAAATGGCTGGCTTAGATGGTAGGGTACATCCTACATTCTTGTTACAAGGAACAGAGACAGGTCGTTTAGCTGTAAGAGATCCAGCTGCACAGACAATACCTAGAGCAAGTGATAAGTACGGAAAGATGATTCGAAGGTCGATTATCGCTCCTCCAGGTTACAAGTTAGGCTTGTGCGACTTCTCACAGGCGGAGCTTCGTGTCTTTGCTTGTCTGTCGGGCGATCCGTTCTTGATTGATGTTTATCAAACAGGTCGTGACCTTCACAGCGAGGTGGCCATCATTATGTTTGGTGAAGGGTATACTAAAGAACAACGTGTCATTTGTAAGATGTTCAACTTCGCTTATGTATATGGTGGTACTGAGTTCTCGTTTGCTAAGGATGCTGGTATCTCAGTTACGTTAGCTAGAGAGTTGATTGCTAAGTTCAATAAGAGTATGCCTATTGCATTGAAGTGGAAATTAGACCAGCTAGCGTCAATGAGGAAGAACGGGTATGTAGAGAATTTCTTTGGTCGCAGAAGACGCTATCCTTTACTTACGCCAGACAACATCGAGGACGCAAGAAAGTCTTCAATCAATATGCCGATTCAAGGTACTGCATCTGACTTGACTTTGATGGCAGCAACAAGAGCAGTTGAAGAAGGAATACATGTTGTGTTGTTAGTACATGATAGTATTATGATTGAAGAGCCTGATGACAAGATTGATAGATACACAGCGCGTATCGCTGAGCTAATGGAAAGTATCGGTACAAGATTCATGCCTCAAGTACCTTGGAAAGTAGATAAGGACATCATGCAGGCATGGTATGCAAAGGAGGAAGACTAATATGCAAGCAACCTTCATTGATCATTATGAATATATACAAGGTAGAATGTTTCCGAGATATGTTCATAGAGATGTTACTGAGGCAGACGTCCGTCAAAAGATCTACTACGGAGCGTTATCGAGATACCATTATCGTAACGTTCTTAGCATCTCTTTACTAGATCCTGTTATTGTACTTGAAGACACTCTGTGGCATGCTACTATCGGAAGCTACAAGCTTATTGACAACGGGAATGGTACTTACGACTCTTTCGAAGTAAACGAGCAAGGAGATACTTCTCCCTTGAAAGAAAGTAAGCCATTCAATAAGCAAGAATTGGATTATGAGATTTGGATTGGGCGTTTAGTAGAGTCTGGGAGGCTAAATGGATGACGACGAGTTCTGGCAAAAGATTTGTGGTATTGCGTTATTGTCAGCGGCGTTCTTCATGATACTAGCCAAGTCTTCCAAGTAACAAGAAAGGACTACCCGACCGAAGGTAGTCCTTTTATTTTACTTATTGCCACTGCTCAAGTTAGACTTTGTTTTTGCTGATGTCTTCCAAGGCGGTGAAGCCCGTGTACGAGATGATTGTCGCCACGATTGACCAGATAGCAGTGTCTGGTGTAATAGATCCTGCATGCCATGCATTCACAATCGACAAGATCGCTACGAACGCTGCCCAGAATTTTCTGCTTCCGATTACGCCCACAATCTTTACCAAGAGGTACTTCAAGGCTTCCTTCACATCCGTTCCAAAATTTCCGCTATTCATTTTTTATTCTCCTTTGTCTGCTCTAATAGGGTCGTAATATCTTCTGCGCGCTTGTTTCTCGCGCTTGCCATCGTAGTGAGAGCGGTATCCATTTTAGTGTCGTGAGCGATGTTCTGTTCTTTTAATTGGCGGATCTCCGAGGCCAAACCCTTCATCGCATCTGCTACTTGTGCGTACATACTAGCCGATTCTTTAGCAGATCTAGCAATCTCTGTCGCCGTGCATTCAGCTGCTTTGATAACTGCTTTGTCACCATCTTCTTGAAACGACTTGATGAACTCTAAAGTAGCTTGACGTTCTTTGGAGGACTCCTGCCTCTCAATCGTAGACGCTTCACGTTCGCCTTTCAGATGTCGAAGGAATAGTATTACCACGATAATCAGTAATCCCATTGCCCCAGCATCGACTAGCATCTTGATAAAGTTCAGGTCTGTTGGTGTCGTAGTCATAGACTCTCCTTGTTAGGCTGCTGGAAATAGTTGCGGATGTCCGGCAACCAGTACATCCACTTTCTGTTCGTAAGTTAGAACTGGGGGCGGCTGTGGTGGGGTAACACCTCCTTCCGGTTTGCCTATTAGCCAACGATTAAAGTCAAAAGTAGGCGAGCCACTAGGTTGACCAATTTTCCATCCAGGCATCGCACTCGTGGTTTGATGCACGTAAACTTTGTCACGAGAGATACCATTCACAAGATCCGGTGGATTAGGATATTCGATTCCACCAGTTTGTTGATACAGATATTGAGCCAGCCACCACTTGGACCTTAGCATTGCTTCCGGAATGATGCATCCCTTTGGCGTGATGTTCTGATTACACCATAGAGGTGAGGTGTAGATCCAAGCTTCCTTACCTGCGTCCAAGATACGTTGAGCGAACTCATTCAATGCTTGACGCTTCTTGGCTGGACTGCAACCATGGATCAATTCGTCATCAATGACGTAGGCCTTTAGATTGGGGCCGGCGGCTGCCATCATATTATCGAACTGAGCTTCGATATTCTCGGCAGGAAAGATAACATGGTATCCTGCGAACCAAACACCCATCTGATCTTCCA